TCACCATTCTCCTTAAATACTTATAATTCTGATTCAATGTTAATACAGCTAATTATGATATTTATGCAATCTTAAGATAATTGTACTGGATTTTTAGTGGATGATTGTACCCATATTGAGTCATAGATGAAATAGCAATGCAAAAAGAAAAGATATAACTGGAAAATCTATTAGTATTGACTTACAAATGTACAAAACCGCTATTGTGTTTGGAACAATCAACACAACGTCTGAAACATTACTTCTTGTAACAAGACAATACAATGATGTTGTTGTAGTAGAATCTTTACACGGTGCTAGTAAAGAAGGGGTTATTGGAATTGTTGATTCAAACACAAATACTGTTACAATAACTTTTCCAGGGAATAACAGTGCTATAATTATTTGGTAAAATAGCAACAGTTTAACTCATGCAAAACGTATTACAATAAATCCTTCAAATGGCAGATCTATTATATTAGACGATGGAAGTTCGTATCTAATTTGCTATTCAGGAATAGACAGAGACAATATTAAAAACATAGGGTTCGCTGTAGCACTTAGCAGAATGTCAAAAGAAAGAACTGGTGGTATACTTTTTATCAAGTCAGAATTAACCGGAACTAATTTTGTTTTCGATGGTAATACATTAAAAGTTTCAACTAACGTGTGGATTGTAATGACATTAACAAAAATATGATTTAATCATAAAATAGCAAGAAGATAACATTTAAAGACGTGCGAGTTACCACACAAAAAAATGAATTTGTTGTCTTTGCATCAACATCAGAATTTCCATTAGCTATTCCAGTAATAGTAAATCATAGTAAGACAAGAAATGCAATCGACATTGTATCAAAAGATTCAACCGATTGGATTGTATACAGTAATTACGAGCAGGATCTTGTAATCAGGATGCATATTTTACCTGTCTGAAAGTAACATGATAAGGACATACACCTCCCATTTCATCACCATCACACATTTTTAGAAAACATCATTTTTGCATATCGGAAAACACAGACTTCTCATAAAAAATGGTATAGCAAACAAGCCATCGAGAAACGGCTTTTAAAAAATCAATATTGAATCAAGTCAGCTTACGCTATATATCTTCTAAAAGATGCTTTTACATTAGATTCACTTACAGTGACGTACATCATGGTTGTATCCGGTTTTTGGTGTCCGGCATAGGCTTGAATCTCTTGCAGCGGTATTCCTCTACTTCCAGCATCCGTGAGTAGGGTTCTTCGGAACTTATGCGGATGTGCGTGAACATCTGTCTTTTTGCCTAACTTAGACAGCATTGACCATATAGCTTCCTTTCCCATTCGATTATGTGGTTTTCGATTTGATACAAATAACGCTGGATTCATATCATCCCTTGACATAAGGTACTTCTTGAGATGATATGCGCATTCATCCGTCAGATACACTTTTCTCTCTTTCTTTCCCTTTTCTCCGTAAATGATTACTTCCTTGTTTCCCCAATCAATGTCACTGCGGTTCAGAGCTGTTACCTCGCCGATACGTGCTGCTGTGGAGTACAAAAATTCCATAATTGCCACATCTCTCTGGCTCTTTGCATTGCAACGTAGATGCTCCCTCTCTGCGGAGGTAAACGGCTTTTTGATGCGCTGTGGCACTTTCATGTGCTTGATGCGTCTCATTGGATTTTTGCTTATGAATCCCTCGTCAGAAAGCCATCCAAAGAATGATGAAAAGTATCTTCTAAGCGTGTCCATGTACGAGATAGACACTTTCCTTGTCTCTTGATACATGGAAAGGTAGTAGCGTATATCATTCGTGGTTATGTCCTCAAATCTCTTGTTGAGATAGTTGACTAGCTTGGTTACACAGTCCACATAGCGGTCAATCGTACCTTGTGAGCAGTTCTCCAAGCGTTTACTTGCAATGAACAATTTGAGAATCTTATCCCAGTGAGATTGACTTGTTACCAATGAGGTACATTCCTCTTGAAGTTTGACTCCGTGGAACGAAATATACAGCACATTCTCCAATTTGTGCATCTGTTCATCAGTCAACTCCTCTTGCATCATGTTTACAACATTTTTGATTATCATATTAATGTCTTTTTCCATAAAAAACACCCCTTTCTAGCCAATTATGACTCAAAAAGAGGTGGATTTAAATGCTTTATTTCAGTTCATGAAATGGGAGGTGTATGTCCTTATCATGTTACTTTCAGACAGGTAAAATATGCATCCTGATTACAAGATCCTGCTCGTAATTACTGTAT